GGATATTGTAGGATTTTGCCATTCATATATTCATAAATCCATCGATGGGCATATATCAACTTTGCGTTGACTGAAAATTGTCCATATCCATTTTTAACTTTATAACCAATCCATTCCCAACAACCTGTGGTGTTATTGATCTTGACTTTGTTAATGAAACGTTGTAAAACAGTGTTCATATTACGAGTGTACAATATCTTATAAATATTGTCAAGTTAAGAAGGACTTAACACAACCATATAAGGAGGGACCTACAATGGCCAACATGTCACAAGACAGTGACTTACTTGAATACGAACCGGACATAAAAAATTTCGGAATACAATCATTCTCAGACCTACACACCAAGACGACCAATGACATCCTAAGGAAACTAAGGATAGAATGGTGGCCTCGTGCGACATACGGAAGATATGACATCACAACAGGCACATACACAGAAATGGACAACAACCTGTTGCAATACAGCCAATTCACAAAAGCGGCTGTGTATCATGTGTTGTCAGAATACATATATCCTAGGTTGTCAACATTCTCTCCAGATGGAGATGTGTTCAGGGAGAAGATGATGTTTTATAAAGAAAAATTTGCATCAGAATTTTCAGAAATTTTAAAAGACGGAGTAGAATACGATTACGATTCAAGTGGTACCATAGAAGATTCGGAAAAACAGGCTACACACTTCAATCGACTCGTTAGATAACGATGAGTGCGAGAGAGACCATAGCAGAAGATATCAGAGAACAACTGTTGAACATGTCAGACCCAGCGCCTGGCACAGTGACCAGGGAGTTCTTTGAATTCGAGAAACTGGCCATCACACAGTATCCAGCCATATTGATTGTTACAGGCAACGAAGAGCGTAACGATTTCACACTGTCTGAGAGACAGGGCATATTGCAGGTAGAACTTAGATGTTTCGTGCGTGGCAACGAGATCGACACAAAAAGAAATGAAATTATTGAACGGATAGAACAGACACTTGAAGGATCAAGAGGACGTAACCTAACCGTTAACAAGGACGCCACACACTTTGTGGAGACACGGGTGAGAAACGTGGAAGTAATAGAACGTAATCCACCAATCGGACAGGTGATCATAACTGTGGAAGTGGAATACATGTACAAGAGAGGTAATCCATAATGTTAAGACAAATGTATGACATAGACGGGAATTCTCATCTTGTCCCAAACAAACAAGTTCAGGACAAGTTGAAATCAGGTTGGGTGTTTTTTCAAAAACCTGTCTCTTCACCTAAAGAAGAAGAGAGTAAAAACATCATAAAAACAAAAACTAAACGACCAAAAGCGAGAATGCGTATAACCAAGGCAGAAGCGGAGGTCATTAAACCAAATGAGGAGAACAACTAATGGCAAATAATACAACTGCATATGCAGGTACTTCAGGTGTGGCCAAGTTCGACGTTGGCGGCTCCGCAACAGTTATAGCATCAGTCATTTCATTTACCCTGACTAACACGGGTGATGTGATAGAGACGTCAAGCATGGGGGCGACTGCAAGAACTTTCGTTCCAGGTCTGACAAATGCTACAACTTCGTTGAGTCTGTACTTTGTTGACGGTGATTCAGCACAAGCGGCTTTACAATCGGCACCAGGCGCGGCGGCGGCGACAATTGAACTTTACCCATCAGGCACATCAAATGGCCAGAAACTTTCAGGCGAGATGATAGTAACATCTTTTGAAGTTTCTGCCGCAAATGATGGGGCGGTGACTGCCGAGGTATCAGGGCAAATTACAGGAGCGTTAACAGTAGCGAACTTATAATGCTTAATTTTTTCTTTAATTCAGGCAGATTTACAAAAAACGTCAAGAGGGCGGTCGAAAAAGCCACCAAAGACGTTTCCGAATCACTGTTTAAAGATATAGTACGTAGGTCGCCTGTCCGTTCAGGTCAATTCAAGAGAAGTTGGCGTCAGTCTGGAAGTGGTACAAATTACAAGATATCAAATCCACAGACTTACGGCGGCGCACTTGAACGTGGCAGGAGCAGGCAGGCACCTAGAGGCATTGTGAGACCCGCGATTAAAAACTTAAAACTAAAATAACCAGGAGATAATACATGAACATAACAGACAAGATAGCAAAACACTACCAAGCATCGATTGGTGGAGAATTGCAAAAATACGAGTGCAAGGAATGGGACTGTGACATATACTACAGGACCACTTACCCACTCAAAGACGAGAGCAAGATATTGGAATTGCAATCACAAGGCAAAACAGTAGAAGCACTCGTTGAAAGCGTTGTGACAAAGGCTCGAACCAAAGATGGTAAGAGAATGTTCCACGATGCTGACAGAATAAAGTTGATGAATGAGGCAGACCCACAAACAGTGTTAAAGGTGGCCACTGCAATCAACAATGCTAAGGTGACAGCCACACAGGAATCTATCTCAAAGGAATAGGTTCCAGTGTTGAGTTGCGATTTGTAATGGTACTGGCAGATCGATTGAATAAGTCAGTCGAGGAAATCTTACAAATGACAACACTGGAGATAGATCTCTGGGCCGGTTACTTTTTGTATGAAGACAGGGAGAGCAAAAAGACTATGAATAGACAGAAGACCGCACCACAACCAAGGAGGCGTAGATAATGGCCACGACCACTGAAAAATTATTGTTGGACATACAGGTCAAGAACACCCAGGCATTGGGTAGATTAAATGGACAGTTGGCCAATTTAAATTCAAGTGGTTTAAAACTTGGCACGGTATTAAAAGGTGCCGCGGCAGGTTTGGCGGCATTTGGAGCAGTCAAGGTTGGCCAATTCATAATCAACACTACCCAAGAATTTGAAAACCTTAATACAACACTAGCATCGGTCACAGGATCAACAGAAAAAGGTGCTGAAGCATTTGGATTCATAAGTGAGTTCGCTACCAAAACACAATTTGGTGTTGACGACTTAACCAAAACTTTCATTAAATTGAAAGCGGCTGGTATAGAGCCAACAGAGGAACTATTAACAACTTTCACTGACACTGCCGCGGTAACAAATGATCAAATTGGATCTTTGGAAGCAGTAACAGATCTTTTTGCCAGATCTGTTTCGGGTGGTTTGGGTCTAGAAGACCTTAACAGGCTTGCTGACAGGGGTGTCCCGGTTTTTGCTATCCTAGAAGAACAACTTGGCCTTACTAGATTACAAATAAGTGAATTTGGTAAGACAGCAGAGGGAGCCAATAAAATCACTGCGGCTTTCCAGAAAGGTATCCAAGAAAGATTTGGTGGTGCAACAGAAAATGTCATCAATAACCTATCAACTTCGTTTTCCAACGCCAAGATTGCATTACAAGGTGTTGCATTTGAATTTGGACAAGGGTTATCACCCACATTAAAAGAAGCCGTAAATGGATTTACAGACCTCGTCAACAACAACAAGGAAACAATTGGTGCCTTGGGACAATTGGCAGGCACAACATTAAAATTATTGGTAGAGGCATTGAACCTTGTCTTGAAGGCTATAGGTAAAGTTATCGATTTATTCAAAGGCTTCATTGCTGTTGTCACAGACACAGTAAAGTCAGTCACAGATTTCAAAAACAAAGTTGTCAATCAATTTGAAGGCATGAAAAAGGGCATAGGCGACAAGATGAAAGGTGTCAAAGACACCATAGTTGGTTTCTTCAAAGACACTGAAGACGAAGTTGTGGGCAATTCAGTTGTCCCTGACATGGTTGATAAGGTCATTGAGGAATTTGTAAGGATGTCAAGGGAGGTCGAGAAACAGACCGTGCCAAGAAAATTCATAGAAGGTTTCGTCACAGCAGGTGGAGTGTTTGATGTATTAGAAGAGACTAGGAAAGCAGGTGAAAGGGCGTTTGGTGGTCTCGCAGATGCCATAACAGACTTCGTGATGACGGGTAAATTCAATTTCAAAGACTTCGCAAATTCTGTTATTAGAGATCTTGTGAGGATAGCGGCACAGGCCGCGATCACATTTGCTATCAAGAAAGCATTACAGGCATTTGGAGGACCAGTTGGTGGATTCATATCCGGCTTCCTTGCAAATGGTGGTACAGCACGGGCAGGAGAGGCTTTTGTGGTTGGAGAACGAGGACCTGAACTGTTTGTGCCAAATTCAACAGGCACAGTGGTGCCAAATGAACGGTTATCAACAGGCGGAGAGACAACCATAAACTTCAACATCAATGCTGTGGATGCCGCAAGTTTTGATGAATTATTAATATCAAGAAAAAATCTAATTGTTGGAACCATCCAACAGGCATTCAGACAACAGGGTAGGAGGTTTGCTTAATGGCACTGGCTGGACTACCAAACAATGTTGCAGTTCTAAATTTCAAAAACAATTTTAACACAACTGTCAATAAATCATTATCTGGCAAAACATTTGTCACCAACTACGGAAATCCTTTTTGGAGTTTTACATTGGAGACACCGGTAAGGGAACAACACGACCTATTTGATGTTTACGGCAGTTTTTTCCTGTCCACAGTGGGCAAGGTGTCGGACATATTGCTTCCAACCATTAATGATGCGGCTGGCACAGCATCAGGCACCATACAAGTGGTCAATCAATCCAGCAGTGGACACAGCACAGATGTTGGTTCCACAGCAGTTGGCGTACAGAACGGTAGTGGTACATTATTGACCGGAGACCTAATTAGTTTTTCAAATCACAAGAAAGTATACATGGTCACGAGCGATTGCAATCTTGATGGTAGCAGTGTTGACACACTGAACTTTACACCCGGACTGGTTAGATCAGTTGCACCAGCGGATGGTTCAACACTGGTCACAGTAAACTATGACAACGTTGGAATACAGGCCATCGCAGAGAATGATGTACAGACAATAAATTATGGAACGGATGGTTATGCGTCTTATAGCCAAGACTTCAGAGAGGTGTTGTAATGGCGGGTACTTTTCCGGTAACAGGCATTTTTGAGAGCATAGAACTCAGCAGTAATCTATCAAAGATCCAAAACATTGATCCAACCAATGTGCTCACAGAAAAATCAAACTTTCAGCAGTTCACTTTCAATGTGAAGACTGTGCCTTTGACCAGATCACAGATGGGACAGGTAATGGCGTTCCTTTCTTCAAAGGGCAACACAGAAACTTTCAGTTTTCCACTTCCAAGACCATTCAGTGGTGGATCGCACAACAACAGGTTCAACAATCTAGACGGCGGTGCAGGTCCAATAGCCAATCAAGTTGGATACACTGGCGGGCAAACACAAGTGTTACACGAATCTTCCGATGCGGGAGCGAGTAGTGTTAAATTTAGGAGCGTATTTGGGGGAAGTCTCATAATGTCAGGCTCCTATGTCAATTCTGTTGACAGTAATCAGTCTGGAATCTTGTCATTCAAGATAGGAGATTTTATACAATTTACAAATCATGGTAAACTCTATCAATTTACACAAAATCAAACAAATTTCCTTGCCGCCAACTACGCAGGAGGTACTAGTAGTAGTATTGTAGATGTCACTATACCTTTTTTTCCAGTTTTGACAACAGCAGTGGATACAGCAACGAGACTGACAACTGAAGTTTCGCCAACGGTGAGATTGGTTGGTGATGTGCTTGAATCACAGTCAGGCATAGAAAACCTTTTCCAAATTGAATTTGTATTGGAGGAAGATTTATAATGGTAGATATACAAGAAATAATAGCAAAACAAAAATTATTGGAATACAAAGAGCACAAATGCATGAGTGAACCAGTTAGTGAAGCGGAGCAACAAGAAACTTTTGAATTAGCGATTGAAGTAAAACAATTGATAGAACAATACAAAATAGAGAATGAATAATGCCAAGAAATAATGATTTGACAGCAACAGACCTAACAAATAAAAGTCTTAGAATTATAGATTTAATTACAATAGATCTACCATCGGGTACGTTGAGATACACAAATTTTGAGGGAGACATCACCATCACAAGTGATGACGGAAGCACACTGGAAACATATAAAACAGGACAGGGTTATTTGGCACATTCTGAAATAAAAATTACCTCAAGCAACAGCAACGCGGAAATACAATTATTCTTTGACAGTGTTGCTTTGGACAGCACTGCTGATAGCCTAGGTGTTGAATTTGCCAATGGAAACTTTGCTGGTGCACCAGTAACTATCAAAAAAGGACTAATAAAGGATCCTATCAGCACAAGCAAATATTGGACAATTTTCAACGGCATAGTGGATAATTTCAGCATCAATCTCACTGACACTGATAGTAGAATGACCGTTACGATTGGGAATCCATTTGCAAACTTTGATAAGAAAACTGTATATGGCTACACAAATTCTAACAGCCAAAACAGAGTGTTTCCAACAGATCTAGGTTTCCAATTCGCACAAAGGAAAGTATCTAATTTAAAATGGGAGGAGTAATATGGGTATTTTAAAAAAAGTTTTTAGGGCAGTCACAAAACCAATTAAAAAAATTATTGATCCTGTTTTAGATCTCGGTGCTGGTATCGTAAAAGCGGTGATATCGCCATTCACAGGCGCCTTTGAGATACCAGATACATCAATTGACACAAATTTTGGAAACAGTGAAATCAACGCCAACACTACCGTAAACTTTAATGGAGCCAACAGGGCCATTCCGGTGGTATACGGCACACAAGTTGACATCGCAGTGATTCCTGTTTTCGTGGGCACCGTTGGACAGCATCTTTACATGGCAGGTGTCATAAGCCAAGGCATGACAATGGGAGCAAGTTATCTCAAAAGTGCTGATGCACCTTTATTCAATACAGAACCCAACAATTACATGGGTGCTAAAATTGTGAGGATGACAGTAGACGGAAAACCAGTACACCTTGCATTCAATCAAGGATCCAGTATTACGCAATTAGGCAATCCATGGTACAGTGAAGGCACGGATAGCAGTAATCTAATCTCTGAAACTGCGGGTAGTTCATTGTTCAAAGAAAACAGCGGCGTGTTTGCCAGTGGTTTCAATAATCAACAGCCAGAGATAGTTAGAATAGATCGTGGCACTTTCGCCAACAGGTTAAGCATCCAATATTTCGATGGCAGTGATGACCAGCCTGCTTCATCACTCTTGCAAGAACACCCTGAATGGACTGCCAGTCACAGATTACAAGGTATCAGTTATGTGGCACTTAAATTTAAATTGCAAGCCGCGGACGAGACTGTAAATTTTACTGGTAGTGGGGAAAGTAACAGCGGAAATGGAACCTACGGTAATCCATACACAGGTGTTCCATCTGTAGTTGTCACAGTGCCGGGTAGATCCACACCAAACATTGTGGCAGGTGCGGGGGCAGACCCTGGTTTTATGGAAAGATTTCAAACACTCTGGAGTGATCCAAAGTATACAACAAAGGCAATTTTCCAACATAAGAGGCTGGATCACCCT